AGCGGCGGGTCTGGAACACGATCGAGCGGTTCTGGCGCCCCATCCTGTCGCAATAACCGCGACCGCGTGCAGGGGCGGCGAGCCAAGTGGCTCGGGGGCAGGCCAAATGGCACGGGCGGCTGGCGGGGCCGTAGGGCGGCGAACGTGGGGCGGCAGGTCGTAGGGCGGGCAGGCAGGCGATCGGGCCTCCTGCGGGCTGCGGTGGGCGCTGGCGGGCAAATCCATGCCGATGCTTGAGGAACTCAAGGGCTACGTGGACGCGGCAGGCTACCCCGTGCAGGTGGCGATCGGCCTCCTCCCGGCGACGCCTGCGGCGCTCGTGGCGCTGGTGGAGCGGCCAGCGGTCGCGGAAACGGTGCGCGCCTTCAGCGGCCAGCGGATCACCTACCCGCGCGTCGAGATCATCAGCCGCGCGCCAAGCTACTCGCTCGCCCGCACCAACCTCGATCTGGTGATGCGCCGCCTGCTCACCATTCAGCAGCAGGTGGTCGGCGACACGCTGTATCTCAGCATGGACGCCGCCACGCTGCCGTCGTGGATCGGCACGGCGACCACCGAGGAGTTGATGGAATTGGTCGGCGTGGAACTGGAAGCCGCGCGCGTGGAGGACGAATCGTGACGCACACCGAGATCGGCGACTGGCTCGCCACGCAGGGATGCTTCACGATCGGCGCGACCGCGTTCTATGGCACGCTGCCCGCCACACCCACGAACGCGACCGCGATTCGTGAAGTGGGCGGGCTTCCCGCACGCCGCGACTTCCGTGGCGTGGTGTTTGAGCAGCCCGCGTTGCAGTTCATCGTGCGGGCTGGTGACTACGTGAGCGGTCGCACGGCGGCGCAAAGCATCTACGACGCGCTGATGACGATCGTGAACATGGAGATCGGGGGTGTGCGCTACTACTCTGCCGAGTGCCAACCGCCAAGCCTGCTCGAATACGACGAAGAACGCCATCCGATCTTCTCGGTCGAAGCCGCGTTCCAGAAGGAGCCGTCCTGATGCATCAGCAAGCGCTCGCCTACATTGGGGCCACCGCCAAGACGTTCCCCTCGCCTGCCCTTGTGGTAGACCTCGGGGGTTTGAACATCAATGGCTCGCCTCGCTGGTTGTTCGATGGCGCGAACTACGTGTCCGTCGATGTGGTCTACGGTCCCGGCGTGGATGTGGTCGCCAACGCCACCACCTACAAGCCCGCCAACGGCGATCTCGCCGACATCGTGATCTGTGCCGAGGTGTTGGAGCATACCCCGGAGGCACCGGAGATCGTGCGCAACGCGATCGAGATCCTGCGCCCCGGCGGGTTGTTCATCATGACCGCCGCTGGCCCGAACCGCGCGCCGCATTCGGCGGTCGATGGCGGGCGCTTGCGCATGGGCGAGTTCTACCGCAACGTCACGCGCGAGCTGCTCGCGGAGTGGATCGCGTCGTGCGGCGCGTTGGTCGCCAGCTACGAGGTCAGCGAGGACGAAGTCGTGGGCGATATCCGCCTGAAGGCGGTGCGCGCATGAGGCTGCTCCTGATCGATCCCGGCGCGACCTTCTCCACGTTCGATGTGTTCACGGGCGCGGTCGCGGGGCTGCGGGCGCTTGGTCACACCGTGATCGAATACCGCTTCAGCCGCCGCATCGACGTGATGGCGCGGGCGCTGGAGGAAACGTGGAAGATGCGCTACGACCTCGGCGCCCGCGAGCCGAAGCCAAACGCCGCCGACGCCGCGCTGTGGACGTCCGAACTGGCGGTCACGTGGGCGCTGCGGCACAGCCCGGTCGATATGGTGATCGTCGTGTCGGGCATGTTCTGGCATCCCGATGCGTTCGTGCTGTTGAAGCGCGCGGGGTTCAAGACCGGCCTGCTGTTCACGGAGTCGCCCTACGCGATGCGCGACGAATCGCGCGTGGCGGGGCTGGTGGATATGGTGTGGACGAACGAGCGCACCTCGGTCGCCGAATTGAGCAAGGCGAATCCGCGCTGCTTCTATCTGCCGCACGCCTACAACCCGGACGTCCACAAGATCGAGCCGCTGGCTGGTGAGCCGACCGATGTGGCCGAACACGATGTGGTGTTCGTCGGCACGGGCTTCATCGAGCGGGTCAAGCTGCTCGAAAGCGTGGACTGGTCGGGGATCAACTTCGGGCTGTATGGATCGTGGACGCTGGAGGACACCTCGCCGCTGGTCGCGCACTACCGGGATGGCGTGGTGAACAACTTCGTCGCCAGCGCGCTCTATCGGCGCGCCAAGATCGGATTGAACTTGTTCCGCACGTCGATTTCGTTTGGCCCCGACTCGCCGCACCTGAGCATGCAGCCGGAGTCGCTCGGGCCGCGCGCCTACGAGTTGGCCGCGTGCGGATGTTTCACGGTGAGCGAGCATCGGCAAGAGGTCGGCGAATTGTTCGGCGATCTGATGCCGACGTTCAAGACGGGCAAGGAACTGGAGTCGGTGGTGCGGCGATGGTTGGCGGACCCTGCGGGCCGGGACGCCATCAAGCGCCAGCTACCGGACGCGGTCAGACCCTTCACATGGGTCGAGCGTGCGCGACAGATGACCGCGACGATCGAGGGCGTGCTGCGCGGGACGCCAGCATGAGTGAGTACGCCAAGTTCTCCCCCTCGACGCTCCTGCTGATCGAGCAAGTGGTCAGACTCGGGAAGGGTCTGATCAAGGCGCTCGAAGCACTGGCGCGCGAGCAACGCGAACGGGAGGAGCGCGAGGCGCAACGCCCGACGCGCACGTAGCAGACGCACTGGAAAAGGAGTTTGAACAGTGGCGATTTACCATGCGAAGAACGCAGTCGTCTACATCGGATCGGCGGGCGGCTCCGTCGCGTCCGAGTTGCTCGGCTGCTCGGAATGGTCGCTCGACATGGCGACCGACACCGTCGAGGTGACGGCCTTCGGCGACGCGAACAAGACCTACGTGCAGGGCTTGGCCGACGTCAAGGGGTCGCTCTCGACGTTCTGGCGCGATGATGAGGACAAGCTGTTTCAGGCGGTCCTCGCCACCTCGCCGGTCAACTGCTATCTCTACTTCAGCCGCAACGCGCCGACGCTCTACGCCTACGGCACGGCGTGGTTCTCGATCTCGATGTCGGCGGGCATGGGCGGCGCCGTCACCACCACCGCGAACTTCGTCGCGGGCGGCGCGTGGACGGTCAAGCTGACCTAGTCGATGCGGTTGGATCTCAGGGGCGCGTGGGGCAACCTGCGCGCTTCCTATCAGACGGCAGCGACGTTCGGTCGCTGGACGCTGGAGGGCGATGCTCCGGGGCCGTGCGAACTCGCTTCCACGGTCTCGGAGCGGGTTGATGCGTTCCTCGGCTTGCCGCTCACGGTGGCGATCCCCGTGGGCGGAACAATGTGGCTGTTCGACGTCGCGTATCACAACATCGACGACGCCACCGCCGCGCTCACACTCACCACACGCGGGATGCCTCGCATCTCGCCGCTGACACAGGAGCAAACACATGGCGCGTAACCCGTTCGTGCGACCGGAAACCGTGAGGCTGGAACTGGCTGAGGGCGATTGGATCGAGGTGAAGAAATTCCTCACCTCGGGCGAGGACGCGCGCATGAGCGGCGCGGGGCTGCGCCAGATGCAGCAGGGCGAGGGCGGGAAGCCCACGTTCATCCTCGACTTCGAGCGCCTCGGCCTCGCGCAGATCGAAGCCTACGTGGTGGCGTGGTCGTTCGTGGACGAGAAGGGGCGGTCGGTGCCGGTGACGCCGTCGAACATCGGGGCGCTGTCGAAGGAGGTCGCCAAGGAAATCGGCGCCGCCATCGACAAGCACATCGAATCGTTGAAGGCGGTCGCCAGCGACCCTTCCTAGTTGGGCGCTGGCGCTATGAAATCGCGGTGTGCCGCTACATGAACTGGTCATACGCGGATCTTCAAGATACGCCGCTGCCGGTGGTCGAAGAGATCGTGCGGATGATGGAAGCTGAAGCGGCGGCGGATCGTGAGCGTCGGCGCACACAGTCGCAGTTCTGACCAAAGGTGAGGTCGCATCATGGATGCTGGCGTTATCGAAGGCGCGCTCGTCATGCGCGACCTCGCCACGGCCACGCTCGCCCGCGTGGAACAATCGCTCGCGCAGTTCGACGCCAAATACAAGGCGGTCGCAGACTCGGCCAAGCGTAGCGGAAAGACGATCGATGACTCGGCCATGCAGGTCGAGAAGTCGTTCACGCGCAACATGAAGGCCGCTGGCGACAGCATGGTCGGCATCGGGCGCAACCTCTCGATGTTCGTGACGGCACCGCTCACCGCCGCAGCGGTCGGCATCACGGCGTTCGCGTCCAAGTTCCAATCCGAGATGACCAAGGTGGAGACCCTCGCGGGGGTCAACCGCAAGATGGTCAAGGGGTGGGAGCAGGACATCATGAACATGGCGGGAGCGATGGGCAAGGCGCCCGCCGAACTCGCGCACGGCATGCTCGTCGTCACCAGCGCAGGCGAGCGCGGCGCGAACGCGATGTCCATCCTCACCGAGTCGGCCAAGGCCAGCGCAATCGGCCTCGGCGACACCGGCACGGTTGCCCGCGCGGTCACCGCCGCGATGCAAGCCTACGGCGCCAAGAACCTCGACGCGGCCAAGGCCGTGCGCACGCTGGTCGCGACCGTGGTCGAGGGCAACGTCGAAGCCGATGAGTTGGCTGGCACGCTCGGGCGCGTGATCGGGATCGCGTCGCAGGTGGGCGTGTCGTTTCAGGAAGTCGGCGCGTTCATGGCGACCTTCACGCGCCTCGGCGTGGATGCCGCCGAAGCCACGACCGCGCTGCGCGGCATGCTCGGCACGCTGATGAACCCGTCGCAGGATGCGCGCGAGCAGTTGATGGCGCTCGGCCTCAGCATCGACCAACTGCGGATCAACGTCAAGGAGAAGGGGCTGACCGAGGCGATGATCGATCTGGCGGGTCGCGTGGGCGACAACGTGGACGCGATCGGCGACATCATTCCCAACATCCGCGCGCTCTCGGGGTTCATGGGAACCGCTGGCGCACAGGGCGAGCAGTTCGCGCAGATCATCGGCAACATCAACGCCGCCGCCAACGACGCCAACTACACGAACGAGAAGTTCGCGCGCACGACCGAGAACTTTGGGTTCAAGTGGGACGCGCTGGTCGCCAAGCTGAAGGTCGCAGGCACCGAACTCGGCACGCGCCTGATGCCGGTCATCGAAGGCGTGATGGAGAAGGCCGAACCGCTGGTGAAGTGGATCGGCGACATGGCGGTCGCCTTCGGGAAGCTGCCGCAGCCGGTGCAGAACGCCGCGTTCGCCTTCGGCGCGTTCGTGGCGGTCCTCGGCCCGCTGACGTTCCTGCTCGGGAAGCTGGCGCTGGTCGCCACAGGTGGCCTCGGCTTGAGTGGCCTCGCCAGCGGCGCGAAGGTGGTGCAGGGCGCGCTCCAGACGCTCGGCAACACGGTGCCGGTGCTGACCGCGCGCCTCTGGCTGATGGACGCGGCGGCGAAGGGCGGCGGCGGACTGGCGGGCCTGATGCGGGGGCTGGCCTCGCTGCCGGTCGCCTTCGCGGGCGCGACCGCCGCAGCAGCGGCGCTTGGGATCGGCATCGCGTTCTGGGTGCAGCAGCGCGAAACGAAGAAGGCGCTCGACCAGCTACAGAAGGACATCGATGATTTCCGCAAGCGGCAGACGCCGGAAGGCCGCGCCGAACTTGCCGCCGAGTCGCTGATCGACCCCAAGGCTCGCGCGCAGGCGGTCGAACTGGCCGCAGGCGTGAAGCGCGTGACCGACGAGGGCAAGGCGCTTCAGCAGGTGGGCGCGCCGCTGGCGCTATCGCCGGAACTGCTCGCGCTCGGAGCCAAGGCCAAGTCCGCAGGCGACAGCCTGAAGAGCGTCGGCGCGATCAGCGCGGCGGTCGCACAGAAGTTCGCCAACACCACACCGCTCGTGCAGGGCATGGGGGTTGCGCTCACGCAGGCGACCAGCACGGCACGCGGCGACGGCATCAAGACCTACTCCGAACAGTTGGCGCAGACCGAGGCCACGATCAAGAGCTTCACCGCTGCACAGCGCGCCGACATCGAGGCGGGGCTGAAGATGGGCGCCAGCGCGTCCGACATCGCGGGCAAGCTGAAGGTCGCCGAGGGCGTGATCGAACTCTACAAGCAGAAGATGACCGAGAGCGCATCGGCGACCAAGGCCGCAGAGTCGCAGATGACGTCGCTCTCGAAGAAGGCCACCGAGATGACGACCATGTTCACAGGTCTGTCCTCGCTGGCCGATGGCGGGAAGTCGCTCACGCTGTGGCTGGACGACAACGCCGACGCCGTGTTGAAGCTCTCCACCGAGATGAAGGGGCTTGGCGTCGAGGGGCCGAAGGCGTTCAAGGCGATGGTCACCGCCGCGACCGAGGCCATCAATAAGGACGCGCTCAAGGAGGTCGGCAAGATCCAGCGCGAATACATGGCCGAACTGATCAAGACCGAGAAGGAGAAGCTGGCGGTGCGGCAGGCGGCGATGGCCGAGGTGCTGTCGATGGTGGAGGACTACGAGGGCAAGATCGCGGCGGTCGGCATGACCGAGGGCGAGCAGCGCGTGCAGCAGATCAAGGGCGAGCATCGCAAGGCGATCCTCGAATTGGAACTGCGCGTGAACAAGGAGAGCGCCCTCTACGCCCGCGCCAAGGCCGCGATCGACGCCTACTTCCAGCACCTTGAAGACCTCGCCAACCGCACGCCCGACACGATCGTTGAGCGGATGCGCGCGATGGGCGTCGAGACCGAGGCCGTGCTGTTTCAGATGGCGATCGACGCGGCGGAAGATTTCGAGCAGATGCGCGCCTCGTGTGAATACAGCGCGCAGCAGATCAGCGACGCCTTCAAGCGCATGAACATCGCGGCCTCGACCGCGCGCGGGCAAAGCACCGCGTCGATGGAGGCGTTGGCCGCAGGCTTTGCGCAGATCGGGCAGGCCACGCAGGGGTCGTCGGGGCAGGTGGTCTCCTCGATGGGCGGCGTGGTCACGGGCCTGTCGATGGCGATGAAGGAAAACCAGAAGTGGACCGGCGACATGAACAAGGGCTTCGGCATCGCGCAGCCGTTGTTCACCAAGTCGGCGACCAGCGCGGAGAAGTGGGCGTCGGGCATCGCCAGCGCAGGCGCGGTCGTCGGTGGCGCGATGGAAACGTGGAGCGCCGCGACCTCGACCACCAGCAAGAGCATGAACACGCTCAAGGGCGCGATGGCGGGCGCCAAGGCGGGCGCGGTGTTCGGGCCGTGGGGCGCGGCGATCGGCGGCGTCGCGGGCGCGCTCGTGGGGCTGTTCGGCAAGGGCGATCAGAAGCAGTTGAACAAGATGCGCGAGGATTTCGTGCAGAGCGCGGGCGGGCTGGAGAAGCTGAACGAGGCCGCAAGCAAGGCAGGCGTGTCGCTCGACAAGCTGCTCAAGGCGCGCAGCGAAAAGGATCTCAAGGCCGCGATCGCCGAGATCCAGAAGGCCATCGAGGAAACGAAGAAGCGCATCGCCGCGCTGATCGAGGACATCGGCAAGCTGACCGCAGGTGGCGGGCTGCTCACGAAGGCGTTGGTCGAGCGGTTGCAGAAGGACAAGAACGATCCCGAAGTGCAGAAGGCGTTCGAGGAGTTCCTGAACACCAACATCTCGCGCGCGGTCGAGGGCATCACGGCGTGGATCGGGATCAAGATGAGCCTCGTTGATCGCGCGGTGAAGCTGATGAAGGAGGGCGGCGCGGCCAACGAAGCCGAGGCCGCGAAGCTGAACCGGATCTTCGGCATCACCGGCAAGGCCGCGCAGTCGATGGGCGACGCGCTGGCGGGCGCGTATGCGGCCATGCTCGACGCGGGCATGACGTCGTCGGAGGCATTCGCGCGGCTGAAGGATTCGATCGCCTACGTGCGCGGCGAGCTACAGGACGCCAACCTGCCCGCGAGCGAAGCCTTCCAAGTGCTGTCCGATATGGCCGCGCTCGCGGCTGACGCGATCGGCGGGCCTGCGGTCGATTCCATGAACGCGCTCGGGTCGTCGCTGGTGGGGCTGGCGAACTCGGGCATCCTCACGCAGTCGATGTTCGAAGGGCTGACGGGGCAGATCACCAAGACGTTCAACGCGCTGGTCGCCGAGGGCTACAACGGCGAAGCGGCGATGAACCTGATCCAGCCGTCGCTCCAGCGGATATGGGAGCTTCAGCAGAACTTCGGCTATGTGACCGACGAGGCCACGCAGAAGTTGATTGATCAGGCGGTCGAGGCGGGCAAGGTCGGCGAGGCGCACGTGAGCGCGCAGGATCGCATGGTCAAGGCCAGCGAGCGCATGGTCACGGTGCTGGAAGCGATGGCGACCGCGATGGGCGTCACGCTGCCGAAGGCCGCAGAGCAAGGCGCGCGGGGTGTCGAAGCCGCCTACAACGGGATGGACATTCGGATCAAGCCGAAGGTGGACTGGCCCGATATGCCGTCGAACTTCGAGCCGCCCGATCTGCCGGGATACGCGACCGGCACCAGCGGGCGCTTCGTCAACTTCGGCAGCGGCACGCCGGTCATGCTGCACGGCGAAGAGGCGGTCGTGCGCAAGGGCGGGCTGGCTCCCGGTGGTGGCGGCACGGTGGTCATCAACATCGACCGCCGCGCGATCGCCGAACTGATCGTGCCGGAGATTCCCGGCGTGGTGCGGGATTATCAGTTGGGCTAACCGATGGCGACAACGGTCACGATCAACGGCGTCACGAAGACCGTGGTGTCCATGCAGTTGACCTCCGCGCAGAACGAGCGCGATCGGCTGACCGCGACGCTGGTCGATCCGGCTGGCAACAACAACCGCCCCGCCATCGACAGCGAAATCAAGGTTGTGGAAGATGGCGTCACGCTGTTCGGCGGGTCGATCAAGACGCCGTCGCTCTCGGGGCATGAGGGCGCGAAGCTGGCTGTGCAGTCGCGCGTCTCGGCGCTCGACTACAACGAGTTGGGCGACCGCCAGATCGTCACCGTCACGATCGCCGCAGGCACGCTGAAGGCTGCGGCCACGCTGCTGCTCGCCTACCTGCCGGGGGTCGCGATCGATTCGTCGTGGACAGCGGACGGGCCATCGCTGCCGGAATTGGTCTACACCGACGTCAGCGTGGACGCCATCCTCTCCGATCTCTCCACGCGGTCGGGATGGATACGCCACATCAACTACGACAAGAAGCTGAAGTTCTGGAGTCCCGGCACGGTCGCCGCGCCGTGGAACGTCGCCGATGGCGATGGCAACGTGATCGGCGACATGTCGTCCTCGATCACGCGGCAGGACTACGCCAATCAGATCAAGGTGAAGTTCTCGGACTTCGCGCGCAAGGCGTATGCGTTCCTGCGCATCCCCTCGGGGAACTTCGCCGATGGCGAAACGGTGACCATCGGCAGCAAGACCTACACCTTCAAGACCACGCTCGCCAACACAGACGGCTACGTGAAGATCGGCGCCGATGGACCGGAGAGCCTGCTGCACCTCGCGGCGGCGATCAACCTGTGGGGCGGCGCGGGCACCGACTACGCGGCGGCGACCTCGGCGCACGGATCGGTCGAAGCCTACGAGCAAACGTCCATCATGATGAAGTGCCGCGCGCTTGCGGCGGGGGCCAGCGGCAATTCGATCTCCGTGGCTGAAACGTCCACAAATGCATCGTGGGTGACGGAGGGCAACGTCGGCACCGGCACGCTGACCTTCGGGGCCGACGAAGCGTTGACCAACTTCACCATCCGCAATAACACGGGCGAGCAAGCCAGCTACGGCATCTACAGCAAGGTCGTTGAGGCGCCCAACATCTTCGATCTCGCGTCCGCCAACGCGCTCGGCGACGCGGTTCTCGCCGAGTCGATCATCACGCTGGAAACGGTCAAATACACCACCAAGCGCGCGGGCCTGCTGCCGGGGATGACGCAGACGATCGCCTCGGCCAAGCGGTTCATCAATAGCGCCTCGTTCCTGATCGTGGAAGTGACGACGCAGTGGCGCGCGGGAAGCTCGGTCGTGTTCCGCGAGGTGACGGCGATCAAGGGATCGACCTTCCGCAGCGCCGCGTGGCAGCAGCAGTATCGCAAGTGGTCGAGCGGCAGCAGTGGCGGGGCCGCGCAAGCGGCGTGGGTCGGCAGCGCGGAGCCAGCGACGACGCTGGTGGCGTATACGCTCGGCGGCTCGCGGTCGCTGTATGTGTCGCCATCGCCTGCCGCGTGGACCCCGATCGCCGAATGGGTTCCAGTGAAGGGCGTCACCGCCTTCAGTGCGCTGGTGCGGTGTTGGGCGTGGGCGCGCAACGCGGGCATCACGGTGCAGATCCGGCTCACGAGCGGCACGGACGGGGTCACCTTCGGCACCACGGTCGCCACGCTGTCCAGTGTCACCTCGCAAACCGCGACCGAACGCACGGCGTCGTTCACGGTGGAGGTCGGCAAATACTACCGGCTGGAAGTGCAGCCGTCAGCGGCGGGGGAGGGATGCGGATGCGTCGGCTACTTGGAAACAGCGTAGCGGTTGCGCTGCTTTGTGGTCTTGTGACAACGAATGCGCTCGCGCAAACCGAACTCGACGTGTCGAAGATCAAGCTCGGCGCGGCGCCCTGCACGCTGCTGTCGGGCGCAGGCGCGCCAGAGGGCGCGATCGTCGGGCGCGTATGCGACGTCTACGTGCGCAACGACGGCAGCACCAACAGCACCATCATCTACGTCAAGATCAGCGGCACGGGCAACACGGGATGGGTTTCGGCTGGCGGCGCAGGCACCGGCACGATCGGCACGCTGGCGAAGTGGGCAACGACGACCACGCTAGGCGATTCGCTGCTGGTCGAGAGCAGTTCGCTGCTCGAAGCCGCCGCGTCGCTGAACCTCGGCAAGAACTTCACCACGGGCGACGCCTACATTCAGATCGGGCAGGGGCGCAGCGGCAGCGGCAACTCCTACATCGATCTGATTGGCGACGCGACCAACACCGACTTCGGCTTGCGGCTCATTCGCGGCAACGGCGGCGCGAACGCGATCAGCACGCTTCAGCACCGTGGCACCGGCAACTTCAACATCGGGGCCGACGACGCTGGCACGGTCGCGTTCTGGACGGGCGGCACGGAGCGGCTGCGGCTGAACGCCAACGGCACCTTCGGCCTCGGCTACGTGACGCTGTTCAACTCGGGCATCGACGGTTCCGGGGCGGATTCCCTCTACTTCGCCAACACCGGATATCCGACCACGTGGCGCCATCGGTTTCAGTCGTCGGTGTCCAGCACGGCATCGAACAACTGGCTGACCGTGTCGCTGACCAGCGGCGCCAGCACGTTCTTCGATGTGCTGAAGTTCGCGGGCAACGCCGAGTCGAACGCGAGCGCGAACTTCGCCGCCGACCTGATGCCGGTCACGGGCTACACCGACGACATCGGCATGCTCACGAAGAAGTGGCTCACGCTGCACGCCTCGGAATTGATGGTCGAGACGCTGGTGGCGATGGACACGCAGGCCACGATCGGCGGGCGCGTGTTGGTCGGGGAAACGACGACGCTCACCAAGGACGCGGCGCTCGCGGACGGCTACCTGTGCGTCAAGCACAACGCGATCGCCAGCGGCGACCGCCTGCGCATGGAGGCCAGCGGCAAAGTCGAATTCCTCGCGGCGACATCCGGCCCCACGACCGACCACGCATCGTGCAACGCAACCGTCACGGACTACTACTACACGGTCACGCGGAACCTTGATGGCTCCGGGGCGAACGATTGGAACGCCGGGGATGCGGTGTTCAACACCGGCACGACGAACGACGGCTTCATCGACCTGTATTCGATCGGCGGCGTCATCTCGGGCAGCGGCCCCACGGTCGTCGGCAACGTGCGCACTGGCACGACCTACAATCAGATCGCGCCGCGTTGGGCGATTGGCAATCTGAACGGCATCTATGGATACAGCGGCACGGCCTACGGCGCAGCGTTCGGCGATGCGGGCGGCACCAACCTCACGATCGACACCACCGATGGCGTGCGGTTCCGCGACAGCACCACGGTCCTCGGGAAGCTGGCGTCGTCCACATGGACGCTCGGGCAGGTTGGCGCCTCGCAGTCGAACGTCTACATCACCAGTGGGTCGGTCGCGCTGCGGAACAACACCACGGAGCGCATCAAGCTGAACGCTGATGGCAGCGGGTTCCTCGCGAGCAGCAACCTCGCGTGGAACACCAGCGGCGTGCTGACGGCTGGCAACTGGACAATCGGCGCCAGCGCAATCACGGCGACGAACATCTCGCTGAACAGCGGCGCGGCGAACACGGCCAACATCACGGTCGGCACCGGGGCCACGGCGGGCGGGCTGAACTCCGCGAACGCCGCAGGCGACATCGCGATTTGGGCAGGCTCGACGTTCGCCAACCGCGCGAGCGCCCCGTTCCGCGTGGAAGCCGATGGGTCGCTGGTTGCCACCGACGCCACCATCAGCGGCAACGGCTCGGGGCTGACGTCGATCAACGGCGCGAACATCACGACCGGCACGATCACCGCGAGCAAGCTGACGCTCTCGCCCGGATTCTCGGGCGCGGCGCTGAATCGCGACCCGAACTTTCTCGATAGCTCCGTCTGGAGCGCCTACAACGTCACCACTGGCTTGACGGATGGTAAGGCGGGGTCGGTGGCGATGACGAACACGTCTGGAAGCACCCTCTGGCCCCTCGACACGGCGTTGATTCCCGTGGACCCGACGAAGACGTATCGCGTTCACGCATGGCTCCGCAAGGTGTCCGGCTCGGGCAACGATGCCACTTACGTCTGGATCGATGAGCGCGACTATGCTGGCAACTACGTCCAAGACAGCTACGTCACGCCCTGCCCGACCACCTACAACCCGATGCCCGCAACGTGGACGCTGTGCGAAGGGGAAATCGGCGCGGGGACGGGCCGGACGTTTGGGGCCAACACCCGATATGTCCGCGTCGGCGTGGGCCTCAATAACGGCTTGACCACGAGCGTCATTCAGGCGCAAGACCTCCGCTTCGAGGAGAAGTTGCCGGGAAGCCTCATCGTGAACGGGGCCATCACCGCTGACAAGATTTCTGCTGGCGCAATCACCGCGACGAAGCTGGCGGTGCTGGCTGGTGGCGGCAACTTGCTCCACAACTCGGGATTCGAGAACGTGACCGACACGTTCAGCGATTATTGGGTCTGCTACGACGGCGGTGGTGAGCGCACGGGCTGTGGGATCGGGTCAGCGACGTCGCACACCGGCACCTATGCCTACTACATCTCATGGAACACTGCGACGAACGTGAAGGGCATCTACGCCGGGACGAAGAACGCCTACAAGCTCCGCATCAACACGACCTACGTCCTCACGTTCTGGGCGCGCGGGTCGAGCGCCATGTCAACGCCGATGGATCTAGGCTGGAACCAAGGTCCGCAGTCGGAAGATTGGGTCGAGAACCCGAACCTCACGACCAGCTTCCAACGGTATCAGGTTCGCTTCAAGACGAGCGCAATCGCGCAGGACGCCAACGCGCCCTACATCACGATTCAGAACTACTCGCAGGCGGCGAACATTCTGTGGATTGACGACATTCAGCTTGAGGAAGGCGACATCGCGTCGAACTGGAACCTCGCGCCCGACGACATTCTCCCCGGCACCATCGTCACGAACCGCATCGCGACCGGCGCGATCACGACCGATCTGCTCGCGGCCAACTCGGTCACCGCTGGCAAGATCAGCGTCACGAACCTGAACGCGATCAAGGCCAACACCGGGGCGCTCACGGTGGACGGCACCGCGACCATCAGCACGGGCGGGTCGCTGACGTGGGACTACGGCATCGCGGACAAGGACGGCATCCGGCTCGATGGCACATCGTCGTGGGACAAGAAGAAATCCTATTCGTTCAAGAGCTACAACGCGGGGATGCTCTACGACACCGCGAACGGAGCGCTGGCGGTCTACAACGCCGATGGTCACTATCGCATCGGCTACGGATCGAACGAGTGGATCTTCTACGGCAACTCGTTCGCCTACAAGACCAACGGGGCTGACCTCGGCGCGTCCGGTGGAAAGTGGGGCGCGATCTACGCCGACCTCGGGGCCAGTAGCGGGAATCCGATTGTGCAAGCGTCGGGAATGCTCAAGCAGGAGACCGACAACTACAACGGCACCACGTCCTGCGGGGGGATCGCCGACCTCGGGATGAACTACGGCATCATTCGCAACGGCACCAGCGGCGTGTCGTGCTTGGCGCCAGAACTGAAACCCGCGTTCCTTGCGGAGCGCATCAACGCGGCGGATGTTCGGCTCGCGGTCCTCGAAGCGCAGGTGGCTGACCTGAAGGCGCAGGTGGCGGCGCTGCTCGCGCAACTGACGGGAGGGAAACAGTGAAGCGATTGGCACTCGGTCTGGTGGTGGCGCTGCTGCTGGCGGCGACGCTCGCGGCGCAAGCGGGGCTGACAATCACGTTCACCATCAGCGACGACAACACGGAAACGGCGCGGCAGTTGGTGGCCTCGCAGATCGGGCATTCTCCGACCGACGTCGAACTGCGCGCGGCGATCGTGCAGGCATGCCGCAACGAATTGGGCTGGCGCCTGCGGCGCTTCAAGCAGGAGCAGGACGCGAACGTCTTGGAGATCATGCAGACGCAGTTGACCGAGGCGCAGCGTGCGCAGGTGCGCGACTACGTGCTGAGTTTGATCAAGTGATCGGCACCATGATCCGCGCGTGGGCGGGGCGCGCGATCACCAGAAGCGTCCGTGGCATAATGCCATCGCAGACGCGATTTCCCGCACCGTGTAAAGGAGACAGGCGATGGCAAGCTACTGGTTCAACGAAGGGCTGAAGTACGACGCCGACAGCAACCTCGACTGGTCGGCGGACACGATCCGCGCGCGTCTGGTCGCGAGCGTTCCGGCGCGCACGATCACCTCGATGACGGGGCAGACGGCGATCGGGTCCGACCAGACGCTCGGCACGAAGAGCATCAGCAAGGACGACACGAACAATCAGGTCAAGTATCTGGCCGCGAACCCGACGTGGACGGCGGTGGGCGCTGGCTCGACGGTCGCGGCAGTGATCATCTACAAGTTCATCACCGACGACGCGAACAGCAAGCCGCTGTGCGTGCATGACGTGACGGACACCCCGACCAACGGCGGCGACATCACGATCGACTGGCCGACCGTGAACGCAACCGACAACTGCGTGATGTATAAGACCGCGTCCTAACGCGGCCCGTGATCGCGCGTGGCCTACACCTTCACGGCGGGGGCGCTCGGGACGGTGGTGGCGTCGGGGAATATCTCGTGTAACTACCCGGCGTCACCACAATCCGGCGACATCTTCGTTGCCTTCGTCAACATGCGAGGCAACGTAGGGTGCAGCACGCCTTCCGGCTGGACGAAGATCCATGAATCGCTGACCGGCGACGTAGACACCACCAACGGCGCGGCCTCGGCGCAAGTGTTCTGGATGCGCTACGCCGGGACCGGCTCCAGCGTCACGTTCTCGCGCACGGGTGGCGACCGTGGGCAGGCGGTCATCATCGGCGTGCGCGGCTGCATCGAGTCGGGCGATCCGGTCGATGCGTCGAACATCACCACCGATGCCGACACCGCGCTCGGCTGGCCCAACGTCACGGCCAGTTCGGGCGGCGACCCACGCGCGTTGCTGGCGTTCGGGGCGCTCGGCGACAACCTCACCATCGGCAATCTCACTTCGACCACGCCCTCGGGCGGCACGTGGACCGAAGTGGCGATGACCAGCGACAACACCGGGGCCGATGGTGGCGGCTCGGTGTTCTATCACGACGTCGGCCTGAACGCAGGCGCGACCAGCAGCACGCTCGCGGCGACGGCGTCGGGCGCCTCAACCGCTGCCGTGCTGAGTACGGTGGCGCTGAAGCCGCAGCAGACGCAGACGATCGCTGGCACAGAGCCAACCGCCACCGCAGCGGTCACGGTCGCCACGGCGGTTCCCGGCGCGGTGACCCTGAACGGCATCGCGGTGGAAGCGAGCGCGGCGGTGACGGCGGCGGGGATTGGCCGCGTCATCGCCTCCACCACCGCGCCATCCGTGCAGAGCGCGATCGCGGCAGCTACGCCGATCGCGGTCGCGGTTGTCGCGGGGCAGGCCGTGGCGTCGCTGGCGGCGGTCAGCGTCGCAACCGTGGCCGCAACCGTGACCATCAACGGCGTCGCGGGCGTTGCGTCGAGCGCGGTCACCGCCGCCACCGTGACGGCGATCGCCACGTTGCTCGGGGCGAACGCTTCAGCGACCGCAGCGGTTTCAACGGCCAGCATCAACGCCGTCGTCACGACGCCCATCGAGGCGCTGACGCGGTTCTATCAGCGCGTCCGCAGGGGACCGCATGTGAGGATGTGATTATGGGCGCCATGTATTCGGCGGTCTTCGACGGCGTTAGCACCTCGACGGCGGCTGAACTGTTCTACCTGAAGCCGAGTGCCAACCGCTCGGTCGTCATTCACGAAATCCGCATCACGCAGGAAGTGAGCGAAACGTCGGAGCAGTTGCCCTTGAAGCTGTATCGCACGGCGACCGATTCGTCGGCGCAGGGGTCGGCGAACACGCCCGCGCCGCTGAATCCGAGTTCGCAGGCGGCGGGCTGCACGGTGCGCACGCACGCTGCTGCCGGAAGTTCAGCCGAGACCACGCTGCTGCGCATCGAAGCGGAGAACGTGCTTGGCGGCTGGCACTACTTGCCCACGCCGGAATGCCGACCCATCGTCGCGGCGGGCGGCAACGGGTTCGTGGTGAAACTGAAAACCGCACCGGGAGCGGCGCTCACTCTGAGCGGCGTGCTGGTGTTCGAGGAGGTGGGATGATGAAGCGCATCGCGTTCGCGTTCGTGTTGTTCACGTTGCTGGCGTTCTCGGCCTCGGCGCTGGCGCAGACGCCCGCGACCCAAACGAACAAGATCGCGTGGGACCAAGCCGCGCTCTCGCTCGCCGAGGCGCAGGGCTACACCTACAAGTACTACGCGGATGGCGCCGCCACCGGCACCACGTTGCTGAAGGTGACCTGCGTCGGGAACACGCCGCCGTATCAATGCGAGGTGCCGTTCCCTGCGTTCACGCCGGGGCCGCACACGCTGACGCTTACCGCATCGAGTGCGGGCGTCGAGAGTGCGCAGTCGGCGACGCTGGCGTTCACGTTCGCGATTGTTCCGGCGATTCCGGCCAACCCGAGAATCAAGTAGGCGGGCATGTCGCAGGAGCGGTGGTTGCTGGAGCGGGCCATGTCGTTGACGGAATCGCTGATGGCCGACCGCAAGAAGGTGCGGCTGGTCAACCTGCCTCCCGGTGGCGCGAAGCTGCTGGAGATCGAGCGCGCGGCGTTGGTCGCGGCGCTGGAGCAGGCGGGCTGGAACCAAGCGATCGCCGCCAAGCTCTTGAGCATCACGCCGCGCGCGATGAACTACAAGGTGAAACGCTTCAACCTCTACGACGAATCGCCGCACATGAAACGCGGCGCGGGCGGGCCTCGCGGTCGCCATCGAGCGCCAACCCCACGCAAGGCAGGCAACGACTGGCGAACGAAATCGTGGCGATGACGTCACGCGGAGGCAGTATGCGCACATTGATGCTGACAGTTCTGGCGGTCCTTCTCACGGCGGGGCAGACGCTCGCGCAAGGCACAACGCCGCCCACGGTGCTGCCCACGGGCGCTGTCGGCCTCACGCAGAAGCTCTTGCTCACGCTGCGCGGGGCCGACGCCTTGGATCACGTGATGCTGCTGCCGACCGGCTGCACCGTGTTGTGGGCCGTGTATGACGAGAAGGGCGCGACCGTCGATGGCGTAGCCGACTTCGTCGCGGAGGCGGCGTCACCAGAGTCGCCGGGGGGTTGGTGGTTCGTGCCGAAGGGCAAGATGGGCACCTACATCGTGAAGGCGACCGTCACGCTGCCGCAGCAGCAAGCACCACTCTCGGCCCCGGCTGAAGCGAAGATGATCGTGCAGGGCGACATCGTGAAGGTGATCATCGGGTTCACGGGCGCAGCGGTTCCCAAGTAGGGGGTCACATGGCGGTCACGCTGGCGGCAACACACAGCGGCATGCAGACCCCGTTGGGGTATGAGCTTCGCATCGACCTCACGGATGGCGAGCGCCTCTACCATCGCTCGGCGGTGTGGACGAACGAGCCGTCGTCGGCGCAGATCGATGAAGCGGTCGCGGAAGTCATCGTGCAGCTTGAGGCGTTGCTGAACCCGCCTGAACCGGAGCGCCACTACCGGATCATCTGCGAGGACGATACGGAGGTGCTGCTGTGATCGACATCGACCTGCGCGTGACGCTCACGACGCAAGAGCGCCAAGCATGGCAGATCGT